CTAATTAGAGATATCAGAAGTGATTATACAACACGTTACATAATATTGTTTAGTATGTATACTGGTGCTCGATTTGGAGAGTGTCTTGGTTTAACTTGGGATTGTGTAGATTTTGAAAATGAAAAAATACGAATAGAAAAAGGCTTTGATTACCACTTTACGAATGATTTTACTGAAGGCAAAACCAAAAGTAGTAAGAGAACTATTGATGTTTCAATAAAATTGTTAGATTGGTTAAAAGAACTTCCACAAGATCATTCATTTGTATTTGATAGAGTTAGTAACAATGCAGTTAACAAATCTCTGCAAAAGGCTTTAATCAGAGCTAAAATTAAAAAGCAAGTTACATTCCATGCGTTAAGACACACTCATGCAAGTATTCTACTTTCAAAAGGAGTTCAATTACTCACAGTTAGTAAGAGATTAGGTCATGCTGACCCAAATATAACATTACAAACTTACGCTCACGTTTTGGACGAAATGAAGGATTCTGAATCAGATAAAATCAAACAAATATTTTAACCACGGAACAAACGCGGAACAAAACCTTTAGAAACGTTGATATATAAACAGTTTCTACTACCCTCGGCTCCATTTTTTAACGTTTCCTAGCGTTGCATAACGTTTCAAAACGTTATAAAATCAACGTTTTGAATTATTGATATTTCATTACATTTCCGATTCCACGGAACAAATACGGAACAAAAAAGTGGGCTATCTCTAGCCCACTTCTTTTATTTTCCAATTAAACTACCTACGATTTTAGCAGCTAAGTCAGGATTTGATTTTCTTATTTTCGTTGCTTTTTTAAGTGGTACAATAATATCTTGTGAGTTATCAAGATACTGGCGATATTCATCGCTTAAGAAGTGCCCGACAGCTCTCGTCACTCGTCCATGTTTATTTCTATCAATTTTAAAATCCTTGTATTGTTCAACCGTATCCGTACATGCTAATGTTAAAGAATCTATTTCATCTTGAGTTAATTCTTCATACGTTTTAATCGCTACTAAAATAGTACCATTTTCGTGTTGTCTTAAAATTTCCATTTTTATCTACCTCTCTACTCTTCTATTCTCCGTATTTTATATCTTTCTAATTGCCCTCTGAACTCTTCCATTAATTCGAATAAACTCATTTGTTTGGTTTGCTCTTTTTTGAGTTCTTCTAGCTGCTCATAATGTTCTAAAATCAACTTAGAGTCTTCCTTGTCGTCTGTAACAGCTGGCTCATTCACGTACCAATAATCTACAATGATCGTTGCGCCTAAATTAATGTTGTATTCATAGATTGCATAAACAGGCTCATCTTCCCCATACTCAATTATGTCCTCTACAATTTCCATCATTAAATCCAATTGTTGGTTTAAAAATTTTCTATCGTTTAAAGCCATCTTTTATAAACCTCTCTGCACATTCATTTAGTTTACTTGCTGTTTCAAATGAAACGTTTTTCAATTCTCTAGTTCCATTTATTAGTCTTGCAATGATGGATTGTGAGATACCACTTTCTTTTGCGATTCGGTAACCTGAATAATTTTCAAATAACCATAGTATTTTTTCTTCATCCGCTCTTAACATATTTTCTATTACTCCTTGGTAAATGTTTGATAATAAGCCATTCCATTATTTGCTTCTATAATGCTACGAATTTGGTTATCAGTTAATGATTTGAGTAGATTTTCAAAATCATAATTGTATAGTAATTCAATATTATCGTTATTTTTTAAAGTTCGCAATTCTTCTGAATAGTCTAGTAATTCTTGGAATGTAAATCCTTCTAAATCTGTATAGCTGTCTATTAGACCTTTTTCTATTAGTTTTTGTAAAAGTTCATAATAACTTTCTGCTTCGACATTCCATTTAAGAACATTTTTGGTATCTGTTCCTTGCCATTTAATTGTCATTTTTATTCCCTCCTGAATACCAAACGATTAAAACTACTACTAAAATAATAATAATGTGTTTCATCTTGATTTCCTCTTTCTATATAGTATAATTGAGGGGAGGAAAGTTATCCTTCCCCTCTTGAAAAACGTCATATCCTTCTTTTGCGGTTTGGGTTTTGTCGTTTTTCTTTTTTTGTGGCTTTGTACCACTCTCTAGCTTCTTTTGATATTGCAACCGCAATCCCAACGATTGCTACTAGAGTTGTGATTTTTTCTTCCATTCCATCACCTCCTTACAATTATATTATATGCCATATGACATATAATGTCAACACTTTTTTAAAAAAATAATTTGAAAATATGCAAAAAAAATTAAGCCTACCTTAATTGGTAGGCTTGTTTTGATTATTATTATTATTCGAAATGCATCGCTCCGTTTTCGTCTACATAGACTGCTGCACGTTCCAACATCTCACCATTTTCGTTGAAATAGTAGAACTTATCATCAATCTTTCGTACTTCTTTGGATACCATGTCACCGTTCGACTCCGTGCAATAGTACCACTTGTCGAAGTATTGAATCCAACCTGTTTGCATTTCTCCAAGATTGTTAAAGTAATACCATTTTCCGTTTATTTGTTGCCAACCGACAGCCATGTATCCTCCCGACTTTAACCAATACCATAGCCCTTGTTCATCTTTATACCAAGTATTCTCAAGAGCGTATCCATTGTTATTAAATCTGAAGTAACTTCCGTTAATCTTTTCCCATTTATTCTTAGGATAAGAGCCGTCATCGTTTCTATACCACCAACCCTTTTCATCTTCAATCCAACCACTAGGACGTTTGACGTTTTCTGAATCAGTAGCATAGTTTGGACGAATATATCCAACCATACCAGTATATGAACGTGTACGATAACGAGCGGGTCCTCCTACTTCTAAGTAGTCCCAGTTTCCGTCAACGTTTTGTTCGATTGTTTTAAGTGTAACCCCATCCGAATCTTCGATAACTACACCCGTATGCCCATAAGGAGAACCCGGAACAGACATTACGAATATATCTCCAGCTTTTGCAATTACTCCGGGAGCTTCGTAAACGACCTCAATCCCTTGTGCTTTAGCAGAATCAAGTAAATCAATCGCATTCCCATTAACTACTATTCCAGTGACCTCATATATTACCTTTGCGACTAAATCCCAACATTGCCATCCGTACCAACCATCAAAATTAACACCAATATTATTATCGGCTAGATTTCTTGAAAAATTGATTGCTTGTTTTAATGTAAACATATTTACCTCCTAAAATAAAAAGAGGACTCGCAATGAGCCCTATATGATCCGTATTCTTAACCTTCAATTTTCTTTAATTCGTTGAATCCGTTAACGACAGATTCAATCAATACTTTCTTGGATTCGTCATCCAAGTTGATTCCCGCTTTTTCAAGCTCTTTCGTTAAGTTATCGAACGCTGCTTGGAATTTGTCTTGGCTTGCACCATGCACATCCTTAAAGATTTGTTCGACTGCGTTAACAACTGTGTGAGTGATTGATTTCGCCAATTCGTAGTTCTTAGTATCCGTTTTTGCTTTTAATTCGCTTGCTTTAGTTTGGATGAATCCTTTCAATCCAGTAAATGCTAAACCAACTAACACGACTAAAATACTCACGATTCCATTGATGATTGTTGCTTGTAATTGTTCCATAATTATTCAACCTCTTCCTTATTTGTAATTTTTTTAAATTTATTTTCTTGTTGTTTCCGCATTGTTTTTAGATACGGTTTGATTGTTTCTGGGAAAGGCAAACCTAGCGCTTCCCAATTTTCAGCTAATGACACCGCATAGCTGAAAATAAAAAATAGGCATGTCGTAATGCCTATTTCTCGATGCCCTAAAGCTCTAGCGTATACAGCAGTCACAATTACAACTGCACACACTAAAGCATGTCTTAGAAGTCCATTAGTACTCGTCTTACTATCAAATCGTTTTAATTTAAAAGCTTTGATGTATCCTGAAACAATATCAAAGCAAATTAACCAAAATAAGATTTGAATATATGGACTTCGCATTAAATTTTGAAGGTGCATCGATAAAATATGAAATTCTACATCAGATATTTTGAAATCTACCATTCGCTACAACTCCATAATCTCGACAGCCGTCTCATATTTTCTAATTTCGTCGTCTTTTGTTGCACTTTTTTGTTCTAGTCGAGAAATCTCCTCTTGCAGATTTTGAACTTCCTGCTCTTTTTGAATTTTCTGAAATATCAATTTTTCAATTTCATTTTTTGTATCTTTTCGTTCCTGCTTTAGAGAAACTAATCTATTCTTAACTGTTTCTAATTCCATATCTATTCCTCCTTAAATTTCAAATGAAATGTTATCTAAACATACCCATCCGTTGTTAACGGATTGAGAATTATATACTGTTCCATAGGGTGTTACACTGCCATAGAAGAGTGAGCCATTTCCATGAACCCCAGTGAAATACACTTTTTTACTAGGTCTGAATCCTTCTGGCAAATAAAATAATGGGCCAGAGCCTCCAGAACCGCCTTTACAACTTCCTCTGATACAAACTTTACCGTTTGCATCCTTTTTGAACTCCACTGCTCTATCTTCTCCGTCATAATGTTGCCATCCTCTTTGCAAATCCGCTCTTTTCCAACCAGTATCTAAACTTGACGTGATAACAGTAGTCCAATTAGACCACCGATTCGATTCACATCTACGAATGTACAATTGGTCTGAATTGAATGGCACATAGAACTGTACACAATAGCTTGAATCATTACTGTGTGTAATGACACACACGTAACCATAATTGTTAGTATTAGCAGGGTTGTGTTGCACGCCAAAAGCGTGATAGCCTCCAGCTGTTCTTAAAGTGTTTAAATCGCCATTATATTTTAACGACTTACCATCTCTAGATGTCACTACGAACTCTTGAATAGGATTCCCTCTAGACATAATGCCGTTTTCTACATTTAAACTGCTATGAAACGCTACTGGAAGAAATGATTCAAAATGGTCTTTTAGCTCTGGAAATCCTCCTATAGCTAATCTGTTGTCTCCCCAAGCCATCAATACTCTTGATGAACGTACTAGCAACACGGAATCAACTATGTCGCTAAATTTATCTTGTATCATCACTCGAATATTATATGCTTTAGCTAAGTCATAGAAAGCACCACAATCGATTTGTCTATTAATCTTTTCTGTAGACTCGTTTTTAAAAGTAATTGCATCTAACCATCTATTAGCCTTTTTCTCAGAATACTGAATTTTAAGTGTGTATGGATTTTTATTCACACCGTCAATCATTAACGGACTGACGTTAGCAATAACATTAGCCATTATGGTTTTGTTAGTTCCGTTTCCAGTTCTGTTTGCTAAGAAAGCAATAATCCGTGGTGAGTAATAATCCAGTACTTTAATAGTCGTTGATTTAGTAGCTATACGGCCTCTTGAATCTGTTACTTTTGCAGTAACAGTTATCGTACCTGCTTTATTTGCTGGAAAGTCACCAGTATTAGAACGCACTATTAAATCATCTACAGTAATTTCTGTAGATACGATCTTTGAGCCGTACACTCCTAAAGCTCCTTCTGCAGTGACTCGAATAATAGATTTATCTTTAATGTAATTCCCTGAAGGAATAGATTCAGCGATTTTTGCAGTTCTTTCGACAATACTTATTGTATTTAACGTTGGAACTATTGATGCTGGAACTCTAATGTTTAATCCTCGTTTATATACATCTTCTCCTATTTGATTATTATCTTGATATGTACGAACACATACATCAAGAGAGCCGTTCTCGCTATTTGTAATACGATTTGCATAATCTATTGGAACAGTAAATTGAACATTTGTATCATGACCATTACCTAAATCTACCCATCCGCTATCGTTAATTTGCCACCAAACCCTGTGTTTGAATCCATCAACCTTCTTATTTATATTGACATTTATTGGTTGCCCCAACTCTGTTACATTTACTGAATTAATAGAACTTGCTCGAGGAATATTAGTTAATGTAACGGTTCCGTAAAACCAATCGATGTCTCCTTGGTCAGCAACATTTGTTAATCTTGCTCGAATTGTAATACTTTTTGTTCCATCTTCGTTATGAGGAATTGTTAACGTCCCACTTCCAAGAAGTACTCTGTTTGTATTTCTTAAATCAAAGCTGACATATTTACTTAAAACTTTCTGATCATTGATTTCTGCTTCTGCTAAACTTTCATTGTTTAAATCAAATACCCACGTACTTCCTCGTTCTAACCACAATTCCCACTTGGCAGGAGAATCGTTGTTTTCGATACTGTAGCTAGTTTCGTTCACTTCTAATGCTAGTTTTGCATAACCGCTACTTGTATATTTTTCAATTCTAGGCATTTACAGCACCTCCAACGTAAGAAATAGTAGTGAATTCATTATTGAATTTTTCAAAAATATGATTAGCAATAGTAACGGAATTCCAGAATGTGGCACTAACAATATTCATTTTTTGGCCAGAAACATAAGCAACTACACGTCCGCTATCGATAAATTCCATACGTTCATTATTGATACGTAATTGTAATTTCTCGCCATTCTTACCAATCAATAGGCCGTCTTCAGAGATGCTGAAATAAGTAGCAATTGCATTAAGGATGACTTGAGATTGCTCTATATTTAATTCAACAGCTTTAGTCCTTTGTCCAAGTCCTTTAATCTCTGCAGCAGTCTCTAAAATACGCTTATAAGACTCTTCCATGTTTCCAAAACGACCAGTTAAATCTCTAAGTGTATCTTCAGTAACGGAATTCTTGTTGATGATTTCCATAACTTTTGTATATTGATTAGCGTGTTCTCTGTTACGCTCTTCAAATTGCTTTTGTAGTCTCTTTAATTCTTCATCATCTTTATCAAGTACTGGCTTCCATTCGCCATTAGAATATATTTTAGGAATTTCTTTCCCTGATGTACTCGTATCTGTCCATAAATCTCCAGCACTCGGATTAGATGGAGGGGTTGGGCCTATTGATTTGTTAACGATGAAGTCTTTAATCACGATTGAATTTCTAGCAATAACATTGTTGTTTTCTAGAGCTTCGCATATAAATGTAGCCTCTCTATCAACATCATTTGATGTGATTGTTATTTCTCTTATGCCAGTTTCATATAACTTGTTCCATTCTGTATCATTAGTTCCATATTTACTTTCTCTAATCCATCTGAAATTAAAACGATTAGTCATATCCGTACCAAGTTTAGAAACTGTTGAAATTAATTTAGTCTGAATGTTCCCATTTTGGAATACAACTCCTGAAGTGGATTTTAACTCTAAAACAAAAGGTACAGCAGTAGAATCGAAGACTCTCTCCTGCACCAATTGACTCAACCTTTGTAATTTCTCGTTTATTAGTACTTCTGTACTAGTAATGTTTGATATTGTTACACTTCCTATGTTTTTTTTAGAAAATGATTTTTTAATAGATGTTACTCTAGCAGATATAGCGATTGCTGGTTTAAACTCGCTATCAACAATTTCTGCCATTTGTCCTATTAATACATTTCTTCCAATTAAATCTAGAACCACTTCATAGGTTACTTCTGGATATGCTCTTTTTTTAAGTTGTTTTAAACCTTCTTTAAATAGGTTTTCTTTCGTTGTAGCTGTACTTTCATAAGTGTCAACAATATATCCACCGTTTCCCTTAAACGTTGAGTGTCTGCTCCATCTTTCACCTTCTTGTCTGTCATGAATTGTGTCTACTCCAACCCAATAACGGCCATCATCGTACGTATATCCTTCTATACTTAATCCATCTGGCCCATGTACACGAAGCGCTGTTGCTAGTTTTTCTATGTTAGTTGTTTTTTTTATATTTGAGACATTAGCGCCATATTCTAATCTGATAACTTTTTCTGCGTTATATTTTTTGTAAAAATTTATCAATTTTCTATTTGGTTTATCATTCAACATTTCCACACTGTAAACCAATTCTGCATCAAAATGTTTTGCAAGTTCTCTAAGACGTTTAGCAGCTGTATCAAAATGTTCAAATTCTAATTTGCGAACAGTGGAAGGAGTTACTTCATTGATGCCAATTTCCCATCCAGAATCATACGTAAACTTTGAAACATAATGTTCAATGTTATATGACTTATCCGCAGTATATGGCCAAACAGATTCTCCTAACAAATCTAATCCAGCATCTTCTGCATTTATAATTTTAGTATTATGATCTTCTTCGATTCTCGTAATTTCAAAGCAACGAGTGATTTCGTCGTCTTTAACAAATAAATAGCAACCGGCAACGACATTAGCAATTGAGTCATGAGTTTTATCTACTTTGAATTCGTAAATACCAATTCCAGTATCCAAATCTTGTTCAAACATGTCATCGTATGCGATTAACTCTCCAATAGAACCAAAGTGAAGCTGGCAAATTTTATTGTATTTTCTATCTGTTACAGTAATCATTGCCATGCCTCCTTAAATTTTGCATCTATGCTAATATTATTATTTGGTTCAGTTAAAATGCCAATCTCTGTCTGACCTACGTTTAAATCAAACCAAGAGCTACTCATATTTACATATTTTTCTATTCCATTAATTGTTAATGTTTTAGTTTTGAAGTCGAAAACTACAACGTCGTTTGGTTTAATAACAACTTCTCCAGTTTCATGTCCATATTGTACATATTTACCATTAGGATGGATGAAACTTATCATCTTGTAATTGTCTCCTGAAGTAAAACTAAAAAGAGGTGCTGTTGGGAGCACCCCTTGATTATCAAATGTATAAACAATCTGGCCTGTATTTGTTCCTCTGATAGCAGTCTTCTCAATTTTAGACAAACCTTCGAATGAGAATGTTACTTGTAATTGAACGACGTATATATTTTCGTGTTTAGTAATTGAAGTAACATTGAATTTAAAAGCTGTATACACACGATTTAGTGATGTATCTGGTTCAAACTCAACATTCTCTTGCATAATCCATCTATTGAAATGGTCTAAATCTGTCTGCTTAGTCGTATGAATATGAATTTCAAACGTCTTCACTTGTTCTTTACGTTCGTAACTTTTCTTAAAATACGAACTTCCGTTTTCACGTCGCTGAATTGAATTGTTGCTTTCAGAGAAAAAGAGGCGTTCATATTCTGCTACTATTACTCGAATTGGTAAATCCGTATTTTTAATGTGATTAATACTCATTTCAAATCCAATCACAGAATCACTCCTCTCGCTCTCTCAGCATGTCTTTCTTTCATTTTCATCTTTCTGATAATTTCTTCAGCTAATCTAGTAGCTAATTCCATTACATCTTCATCATTTCTTACTACTAATTCATGAGGATAGATATTAATATTCACTCCTCCAAATCCATCTAAATGTGATGCTATTCCACGTCCAATTCCAGATAATGTACGATCGTTCAATGGAAGGATAGCTTCGTTTCCTGCTTCTCCACCAACCATTAAATTGTTTCCATTTTGACCAAAGATAGTTGGTTTTGTCATAATCCCACCTTTGGCGTACCATTCAATTCCGATGCTTGGTAATCCGCCACTCAACCAATCCAATGGATTTGGTGAGCCGCTAATGCTAAAGTGTGGCAAAGGAATGTGTGGCCAACTAATTTGGAAGTTGAAGAATCCTTTGATTGCTTCAATGGCTGAACCTACAGCACTAGCTGCTCCATCAATAGCTCCTGAGATAGCGCCCTTGATACCTTCCCAAATACTAGATGTTGTTGACAGGATTCCATCCCATACGCCAGAAATAATAGAAGCAATTCCGCCCATTACTGAACTAATCGTAGAGGAGATAGTACTAAGAACAGTTGATACAACATTTGATAATGTATCCCATGCTCCTGACCAATCACCAGTCAAGACTTGTAAGACAGCTTGAATGATTCCTAGAATCACATCGAGTGCTCCTTGAATCACAGTAGTAATTACAGTCCAAACGGTTTGGATGTAAATCGAAATCCCATCAAATATTCCTTGGATAAATGGAGCTAAAAATGATAGTACTGTCTGAATAACTGTTGAAATAGTATTCCATACAGTTTCTACAACCTGTTGAATACGTTCATGATTTGCTTCCCACCATGATACAAGCGTTCCAAAGATATTTTGAATGAATGAAGAAACAGCACCTACTACAGTTTCAATTACTGATTGGATAGCATTCCATACAGATTCTACTGTAGCACCTAATCCAGGGAATATTCCTTCTAACCATTCCACAATAGAGCCAAAATTGGTTACTACTGCTGTGGCTATGGCAATTGCTGCAGCAACTCCAGCAATAATAGCAACTATTGGCAACATTGAAGTTCCAAACGTTGTAATGGCTATAGCTATTGCAACTAGTATTGGAGATAATAAAGCAGCTACTGCAAGTACTCCTCCTAATACAACTATAAATTGTTTAATAGGAGCTGATAAGTTTTGAAACCATTCTGCTACTTGTTTTAGTACTGGAATGATAGCATCCATAATTGGAGCGATAGCTTCAGCAATTGCTGCCCCAATTTCGGATAATGCTAGTTGCACTGCGTTAAATTTTTGTTGCTGTTTATCAATAGGATCTAATGTAGCTTCAAATGTTTTTGCTACTGTTCCACTAGCTTCTTTTGCAGTTCCGGATAGTTTTTCGAGCGAAAAAGCGCCACGTTTAATGGCATCTACCATTCGTGTAGCACCTTTAGTTCCAAAAATATTTGATGCTTCCGTTAATGCTTCTGTAGAACTAGAAGCGGTTTTGATTTTCTCGATTGTCTCTCCTAATCCTTGAGATAATGTTTTTCCATTTTTTGCGTAAGCAATTGCCGCTTTACTCATGCTAGAAAGAGCAGCACCCGAATCTACCCCAGCCTTTTCTAATGAACCGATTAGCGTTGCTGCCTCATCAAAAGACAAACCTAATTCTTTAATTTGAGGAGCTCCTGAAACCATCTTAGAAAATAATTCATCTACAGATACACCTGTTGCTTGAGCAACATAAGTGACTGTATCTAAGGTGCTTGATAAATCAGAAGCAGATAGTCCATATGCTTCTATTGTTTTTTTAGCATTAATTGTACTTGCAGTAATATCAGAATCGTTAATTTCGGCAAATTGAATAATACTTCTAGAAGCTTCTTGTAAGGCTTCCCCAGTAAGTCCAAATTGTGTATTAACTTCACCTATAGCAGAACCTACTTTTTCAAATGAGTCTACTGGCAAATCTACAGCCAACTGATCATAGATTTTTTTGAATCCTTCTAGCGCTTCGTCTGTGGTTGCTCCCGTTTTAGTAATAATGATATCAAACCCTGAATCAACATTTCTAAACGCTTCTTGTGTTTTTCCAGCAAAGTCAATCATTGATTGTCCTGCTTGAGATGCTACTTGAGCTGCTTGTTGTAAGTTTCCTTGTGATAGAAGTTTATTTGTTTTTTCAGCAGAAGATTTAGATGCTTCTCCAACTTCTGTTAATTCTTTTTTTACATTCTGGATACTTCCACCATCGTCCAACTTATCCAAAGCTTCTCTCAAAGCATTCACATCAGCTTTACCATTCGATGCCTCTTTAGCCATCAATTCTAAAGCACGTTCCATGTCTTTACTCGATGCTTTACCGTTCTTAATAGAATCAGTTAGTTTATCTCCTAAAACGTGTCTGTAGGCTTCTACGTCTTTACCTGTGGCAGAAAAGAATCTTGATAATCTTTCTGTAGACTTTCCAAGATTATCTTGTTCTTTGTTTAAGTTTGTTAGTTGTGTTTTATAGTGTGTTAAGGTGCTTTCTGTGGTTTCTAATTCACGTTTGAATGCACGATAATTTTCTTCACCAATCTTACCTGCTTTAAATTGTGCTTCGACCTCTGCTTGAGCATTTTTTAAAGTGGAAAGTTTTTCTTTTGTATTTTCAATTTGTTTTGAAAGTAACGTTTGCTTTTGAGTGATTAATTCCACACTGGCAGGATTAAACTTCAAAGCTTTGTCCACTTGTCTCATTTCACTTGCTGTGCTTTTAGCGGCAGCGTTTGCTTTTTTTAGAGCCTGTTCTAACGGTTGCACATTACCTTGCAATTCAATCGTAATACCTTTAATATTTCCTGCCATTTTCTCACTCCTTTCTTCAAATTAAAAAGGCTACTGATATTCAGTAGCCTAAAAGTTATCCATATCACTTTGAGTTGCTCTTTTGGAAGTGCTTTGTTCAGATTTATGTTGAGTATGTAATTCAACATAGTCTGTCTGATAATCTAAAGCGCCCCCTATGGTTACATGTTTTAACTCTTCAATAGATAAACCACTTTCTTTACAGCATAGTAAAAACGACTCTACCGTGAATGCTTCTTCACTAGCTTCTTCACTTGTGTCTGTTTTTTTTTAGTAACTAAGGAGACTTCTAGCAGTTTCCCGACATTTTGCATAATGTCTTTAAGTTCTAAGTACGAGTTCACACGATAAAAATCTAAATAATCTGGAACTGACGGATCAGCAGTAACAGCAAAAACCCAGAATAAACGATAGAATAATTCTGAATCAAATGCTTCTAGACTATCTGTATCTAAATCTTCTAATGAAAAAGATTTTCGTCCGTTAAAGACCTTTGCTACAAGTAGCAATTCTTTAAAGAAGTCTTTATTGAATTGTTTTTTATATAACAAAGTTGTGAAAGCATTGCTTTCTAAAGTGAGTTGATGTCCTTTAATTGTAATAGTTTGTTTCATATAAATCTCCTTTTACATTGTAGCTTTAACTTCATCAAAGAATTTGTTATACGTTTCTTTTGTAGTTTTCTTAGATGTTTTATATTTAACAACCTTATCGTTTGGACGTGGACTAGCAATAAAGTTTAATTCGACTTTATTAAAATTGTTTCCATCTTTTGTAGCTGAACCTACATTTGGTCGTTTAACAACTACTTGAGTTAAACAGTGTCGGACAGCACGTTTATCACCTTCGATTTGGAACATAAGGGTAATAGGTTCTCCTTGCGATGTACTTCTTTCAGCAATTAGCTCATCAACTTGTTCTTCTCCAACTGCATATTGAAGGAATTCTTCTGATACGTTATAAAACACTAACTTACCTGTGTATCCTTCATTTGTATATGAGACATAATAGTCAATATTATCTGCTTTTAATTTGATGTCTGTACTTTGTGGATCTAATTGTAACTCAACAGACCCCGGCATCTTTTCAGGTTTAGAATATTGGATTTCTCCTCCAGTTTGAACAGTTGGTTTACTCCAATGTACATTTTCTAAACCAAACGTTACTTTGTTTTCTACTTGCGGTGTTTGTGTTGGTGATTGTGTTTGTTCTGCACCCATTTATAAATCTCTCCTTATAATGATATTTGATATGCTAGCATATACATTCTTTCATCTTTTAAATAAGTTTCTTGGAATGTGTACGTTAGTTTGTTTTTGTCGAATAGTTCTTTCAATTTATCTTCTAATGATAAATCTTTAAATTCTGAATAGACTTCTATAATCACATCTTTACTTATATGAAGCGTAGCATTGTCTGCATTCTCATGTTGTTCTGATGGATTATAATAAATGATATAAGGAAGGTCAGGAGCTTGCCCTTCCTGAAACATATAGTATTGGACAGGAAGCTGTAGCTGCTTAAGTTGTCTATATAATTCCTGTAATGTCATCATTTAGGTTCCTAACCTCCTTCTAATTTCTGATTCAAATTCTTTAATAACTTCACTTTCGATTTCTTTAATATGTGGTTTTGCTCCAACGTTGCGTCCACCATTTCTACGCGCATGTCCGAATTCTAACAAGTGAGCAATTCGATATTCTTTAGGTTGATAAATAACTCGTTCTCCACGCTTATTTAATTTGCTATCCCAGTCATCTCCATAATCGCCTGTACGCTTTGGAGACGCACCTTTTAATTTGGCAACCGTCTTATCAGCTAAATCGTCAACTATTTCCCCAATTTCTTGGGCGACTTCTTCATTGAAATTTGATAAAGCTTTTGCAATTTCAGATTCCAGATTATAGCTCATACTTATTTCCAACCAATTCTTCGCATTGTAATTCCATTAACTCTCCGTTTTTTGGCTTGAATGCTCTTCGGATAACGTACTTGATTCCATCGCATTCTAAGAAAGATTCATGTTCGTACTCGAACCATCTAACTTGCACTACGAATACTGGTTTATATCCAAATTGAGCACCGTAGAATAACATGCTATTAGTTACGCTTATTTCAGTAGCTAATACTTTGCGTTTACTGAATTCTTCAATTGGATTCCCGATGTCATCCGTTTGATTAATTCGCTTTTTGATTAAGACAATCTCCTTATCCCACATCCACATCACTCCTTAAATTTTCTAGTAGTAGATTATGTAGGCGATACTGTAAATGTTTTGGCATTAGAATATTATTATCACGATTTTCGTATCTAAATGCTGCATAGTCGATTATGAAATCTATGTGGTGATAGCTTTCTGACTTTAATGTGATTCCTTTCTGATTGGAAAGTTCGTCAATTACTGATTTCAATAAATGTTTTAAATACTTATCTCTGAATTCCCCACTGATTCCTAGTTTAGCTTTCAATATCTCCAGCAATGGTGTTGTCTCCAGCTGAATCAACTGTTTCTTCAGTTCCTCCTTCGTCTTCGACTCCTGTTGTTTCAGTTGCTCCATTTTCTTCATCTCCTTCTTCAACTAGTTTGATGAATAGAAAGCCTGCTCGATTATCTGATGTTGATAACTCTCTTAATCTTGTTTTAGTAACTCCTGAAGTAGGGAAAATATCTCCTACATTATAAATACGACCGTTCGGAAATTCTTCCGAACAGTCATTCATATCAGCAAAGCTTCTAATTACTACGTATGCCATATTTCATTCCTCCTATACTGCATCTGTATATGTTACAAATGTTCCTGCTTCTTCATTTGTCTTAGTTAAACCAAAACGAGAGAATAACCCTAGTTTTTCTCCATAAATTTCATTAGGTGTCCACTTAACTGTAGTTTGTTCGCGGTCAAATAAAGCGACAAATTCATATGCATCCCCAATGAATGCTTTCATTTCACCTTCATTTCCTAATAATTCATCTGGAATAGGATAGATAACTTTATTTTTGAATTTATAACCTGTTGGAGATGTTGGGTCTGGTTGTAACATATAACGACCTTGTTTGTCTTTTACTTTATCTAAAGCTGCGAACATTGAATCAGTTACAACTAAGATAACGTCGTAAACAGATGGGATTTTCTTATTGATTACATCTTTAAGGCCGTCAAATCCTGAAGCGTTAACAGCAGTTGCACTCTTTAGAATAGTCGCAATTTCAAAATTCTTTGTATTAACTTCTTGGTTAACAGCATCTTCTTCTACTAATGCCATGATGTTGTAATTAGCGTCATCAATCATTTCTTTAGATACTGATAATTCTCCACGATAAGTATCTACCGTCCAATTAACTTTGTTAATTGGTGTTTTTGCTAATTCTGGATTTTTTTCTAACTCTGAGGTTTTTGTCATTTTGTTTTTTGATTTGCTAATAACTGCATATTCCCCAGACCCGGTAGTTACAGGAATGACACGTACTAATTTACTTAAATCTACACTTCGGACTTTTGCTTTTTGAGGCTCTAATACTTCTTTTGGAATAAGGGCCCCACCATCTACGGTTTTTAATCCTTCTCGTTTTTGCCCTTTGCTTCGAATATACTCATTCAACAATTCTCTAGTTTCTGAAGTCTCCACAGTTTGTTTGTTGCGATTTTTTTTCATACTTAACTCTTTCCCTTCGATTGTTCTTAATTCTTCGTTCAATTCTTCGATTTCCATTTTTAACGATTCTTTTTCAGAACTTTTTTGATCTAGTTCTTTTTGAACTTCTTCTACTTGTGATTCAAGTGCTGTTAAATCTTCGTCTGTTTCAGAAGCTTCGATAGCAGACAATAGTTCTTCAGAACGTGAGTTGATTCCTTCCAACACATTATTAATTTCATCCATTTTTTTATTTCTCATTGAAATTTTTGCTTTGATAACTAAACCTTTATTTTTCATTTTTTAATTTCTCCTTTAAAATATTTTTTCGAATATTTAATGCTTCCTTTTTGTAATCTTCATAATTCTTCTGTCTAGCTGCGATTTCTGTTTGCGGGTAAGCTGGGAATGTACACGGACTTACTTCAATCAGTTCCATTTCTGTAACTTTCTTTAAGATAGTCCCGTCAGTTCGCTCGATAATTTCATATCCGTTTTCCCAAAATCCAAAACTACATCCGTCGATGTCTTTTCGTTGGACTCTTGCATGAGCACCAACTGCATCAGGATCTGAACTATTAATTTCAATAACACCAAATAGCCCAATGTTATCTGACTTTAGTTGAAGAGTTTTATTTCCAGTTCTTCCTAAACACAAATTTGAATCGTGATTAAATAAAGCTCTAACATCAGGTTTGTTTCCTAATGCTTTATCTACTGCACTTTTTTCAATCAATTCAAAGAAGCCTGGCCATAATTCTGTTTCTACTCCATATTTAATAAAGTAGCCTTCGAGGATAAGTCGTCCATCTTCTTCACTACGTGCATTAAAGTTTGTAGTAAGATAACTTTCTCTTTTATTCATCATCATTTTCACCACCCTTCAATTTTTTTTGATTCCCTAAATCTTTTTGTGGAAGATAGTTTTCTAGTACGATAATTTCATTCATATCTTCATCAGGCGGTAGTCCTACCCAATCTCGTAATTCATTTCTTCTTAATGCTGCAATTTGTACCATTTGTGTTCCGGCGCTAACTAATTCGGTAATGTTATACGAGTAAAGTGACCTAGGGTTTAAACGGAAATATTTATTTTCACTTATTATTAAATCTCTAGTGAGTGTTTGAGAGATGATTAAAGATATTGACAGAATTCTTGTATTGACAAAGTTGTTGTATTCTTCTTTGTCAAACTTATCTACGCCCAAGAAAAAAGCTGGTACTCCAATGAGTCCAGCTATTGTTTTCTTATCAATTTCTACTGATTCGTTGATTGCTATATCCTTAAGTGTTAGTGGTTTTACTTGTTCTACTTTTATCATTTCTGCAGGAATTATCCATGGATCACCAGCTTGTGCGCTACTTAAGTAGCTATTTTTTATTGCTGTTTTACCTTTCTCTGTCGTTAACTCCTCTGTATCCCCGCTTACACTAACTACAAGGCTAGGAATATTTTTATTCCGCATAAAACTCTTTTTTGTTTTAGTAGCCTGAGTTAGATTGTCTGCTATATCTCTTAACGTGATTCTATAACCTGTACCGATATGTGGCCGGACTGGATTAGGATTCATTGCGAAATGTATTACTTCGTCAGGCGATAAAGTTACACTGCCGTATTCGATTTGATATCCGTCATCATTTGGGTTGTCAACAAAGCGTACACTTCGCATATTTAACGGCATTAATTCCCCAATCAATTCTGTATCTTGGATTGTTCCAACGTGTACTACAGAATTTCCATCTCCATCAAGCAACAAATCTTTCACGATTTTATAAATCCAATTTTTTCTAGTCATATAACGATATGGTTCTATATCGATTTTTCTTGCTAGTTTATTTTTTATTCGTACATCTCCATTTCCAGTGTTTTCCATCAATTGGATTGTCATATTTGATACCAAATCTGCGATTTTATCCACTGCTATCAATACATCTGGATGCTTATTCAATGGAACATACGAATTATCGAAAAATAGTAAATCCTCCATTTGGCTAGGTGTTACATATCGTATTTCAGTCTTCTTTTCTCTTTTCTTCAAAAAGTTTAAGAATCCCATTTTATTCTCCTTTCAGTCCAAAAAAGCTTTTAGCTTTTTCAGAATTGTTATTATCCTTTTCTTCTAGCATTTGTACAGCTGCGAAAACAGTCGCGTCAAAAATATCAATCCGCTGTGTTCCTCCGTCACCGTCAGCCTTCTCATACTGAATCATGTCGTCCGTTTTTTCGATGGCTCGAACGTTTCCAACACAATATTCAAACGCTTCACTATGCACATAGTAGAATTCTTTATTTTTAACTTTCCTTTCAATTCGTCTGAATCCTTCAGACTTCTTCCAGAAATATTGTGGTTGGTCTTTTATTCTGAATTTATTTTGTTTCATCTTCATAAAAAACTCACGTCCGAATTTCCTATCAAACCCTACACTTCGGATATTAAATCCTAGCTGTCTCATTTTGATGAACCACTTCACTACATCGTCATATAAGACAGTTTTTGTATTGCTCATTGTCAACCAGCCATCGTCTTTCCATCCGAACAACGGGATACCATCATCTTCTGCCTTTTCTTTAGCAGCAGCGATAGGAAAGAATGCATGAGTGACTGTTATATCTATGTTCTTTCCTTCGTGTTCGTACTCTCCATATAACGATGCAGCAGTCAAGTCGTGCATTTTAGAAAGGTCAGCACCGCCATACCATTTAATAGGCAATTTAGCTAACTCTTCAATCGTCCAATTATATTGCTCATCGCTGGCAATGAATTCATCGACATTAAAGTAAGTATTCATCGAATTAGTAAACACATTCAATGTTGTATTGAAAAATTCCATTCGAGTTTGTGGATCGTTAAGTGCCATCAAAGCTTCAGCTCTTAACTCTTCGATTGTCACAGTCACTCCACATGACGGATTGGCCATTCTTAACGTTTTATCTGAAATGTAATCAATTGGCATTCCGTCTTTATCTTCATTCGCTTTGCAAATAAAAATAAATAACTCATCATTCTCAATACTTTGTTCCAGTACTTTCTTACAATATTTCAAACGGTTAGCTAAGAAGCCGTTTGGAATATCTCCTGCCGTGCTAATAATAAACAACAATTTATTACGGTAAGCACTTAATGTTTTTTTCATTTTTCCGTACTTCTTAGAGTTACGCATAGTGTGTGCCTCATCTAATATAATGAAGTTTCCATTTAACGCATCTAATCTAGATTCATCGTTTGCTAGTGCTTGTACAAAAAAAGAGCCTTCCTTACCAAATTCACCAGTAATGGAATGCTCTGAATTATTATCTTTAATACTGATATGTTTATCATGCCAACGGTCTACATTAAATCGCATAAATCCAAACGCTTCGAGTGACTGTCTAATTCCAGCCGCTACGATGTAACATTTGGATGAACTTTTACGTTCCATTAGTGATCTACATAGAGCAAGCGAGGCAGTGAAAGCTGTTTTCCCTTGTTTACGTGGAATAAAGACTAAAGACTCTTTAAATCTAGTCTCTATAGTACCTGTCTTGTAGAATCCTAGCAGATTTACTACAATAAACATTTGCCATTCTTGTAATTGCATTGGTTTGTTACGAAGACTAACCGCGCTAACATCTTCACCTTGATAGTGAACTATCACATTCTCAATGAAGTTGACAGCAATGTTAATTGCGTCCTCATTTAGATAGAACTTTGGATTTTCTAGATCTCTTAAAAATCGTTTAGCTTCAAGTATCTTTTCATCGCAGGAATCTATTTTTCCATCAATGACATCATTCGCATAATTGATAGCTCTCTGAACGTATGGATTCATCATTTACCACCCAGCTTATTCATGATATCAATAATCGATGAATCAGTATCTTGTGCAATAATCTCTCCAAGTGACTTCGGATTTAACATAAGATAACTTGAGTACGTTAATATATCTCGTCTCAGAGTCTCTAAGACATTAACAAGAGGAATTTTTCTGTAATTTTCAGCACCAGCTTTGTTCACATAAATCTCAGCAACTTGATAATCACGTTCTGCATGTTCTTTCTCATACTTAGTGTATTGGAATAGAAGGCCTGCATAGATATCTATCAACGACTCGTATTCCTTCCTGTACGTTCCCAGGCTTTTCATTTGTTTCACAGTTGCTTTTTTCATTGTATTTTTTGTAATTGGTCGTGCCAAAAGTCGTCCTCCTTTCTGATACTGCTTAGATTTTATCCCCTTTTTCTAAAAACCTCGCGCGGTTGGAAAA